CTATTCATTATCATCCCCCAAGAAGGGATTATCTATCTGTGTCATTCTACCAGTTTCTTTGTCATAATGCAAGTAGCAAGCTACACCAGTGTCTCCTGTGTAACGATTCTTCAGAATACGAATAGTGGTTGTGTTGGCCTCGATCTCATCGTCCGCCTGTTGATTTCTTTCCAAGGCTATAACACTATCACTTAGATGTGCTATTGAGGCAGAGCCACGCAGGTGAGATAGAGATACCTCCTTGCCCTCCTCATGACCACGGTCGCCACTGGGACGCCGCAGATGGCTGACAAGCAACAGCCCCACCCCAGTTTCTTCTACGAGAGATCTAAGCTTGGTCATGAGAACATCAATAGTCTTTCTCTCATCACCATAATCTTCCTGGCCCGATACTAGGATAGACAAATGATCTAAGAATATCCATTTGCAGTCCAAGGCTTTGGCCATGTATCTGACCCTATCAAGTATCTCATGATTCTCGATAGATCCAAAATGATCGAAGGCAAAGAACTTCTTTCCTCCAATAGTTTTCTTTCTCCATTCTTCCAATTCTTCCCTTGAGAATTGTTCTCTTATTTCCCTGATATATAATCTGGCGTTGGCTTCCACACTCATGATGTTGAAGATGGTGTTGCGAGTACTCTCTTCCAGGGCTAGTACACCAATGTTATCTTCGGTGTTACCCATGATGTGATGCATCAGCTCTCTGGTGATGCTACTTTTGCCCATTCCAGCGCCGCTACAGAACGTGATAAGCTCTCCCGTTCTCATGCCGTATGTTTTCTCATTCATCTTGCTCCAAGGATAGGTGCAAGTTTCACAATAGTTTTCATCGTATAGTTCCGCACCAATGTCATCAAGATTTATGATACCGGCAGGTGTATATGTTCTGGCATTCCACCATGCCTCAACAAACTTTGATCTTTGGCCCGTCTTTAAATACTCGTTGGCATCCTTCATGTTGAGGGAAACAATCTTGCATTTGTTAGGCTCGAATAATTGAGCTACTTTCTTCTCTGCTTCCTTTCCCTGTTTGTCATTATCAAAACATAATACAATACTATCGAACCTGTTGAGGTAGTCCAGAGATTTCTTGCAGTTCTCTGATGCGGCAGCGGCACCATTCTTGATGGATATCACCGGCCACTTTGATCCCAGCATTTCATAGGCAGACATGGCATCTAGTTCGCCCTCGCAGATAGTAACGAACTTTCCACCTTGATTGAATATGTTTTGCCCAAAGAGGACACTGCTATTGATTGGTCCTTCAGTCCAGAATTTCTTGTCTTCTGTACTTCGTACCTTATTGGCTATGTGATGGCCGTCCTTATCGAAGTACTGATAGATGTGGTGAGTTATGGTTGTCCCATTCTTTTTCAGATAGGTATTATACTTCCGGCATGTTTCCTTACTAATCTTTCTGTCGGATATATCACCGAAAGAACCAGTAGAGAATTTCTTGGGGGGTAGGGTTGATTGCGGTAGATCTAATAACATATCTTCTCCATTTTGAGAGCTTCTTATACGGGTCTTGCATTTATGACAGAATAGATGACCGTCTGAGTAGAGAGCGTTGGCATCACTTGATCCACAAGAAGGGCAAGGTAGATGCGCTTCAAACGTATTTTCCTCGTACATTATATTTTCCTGGATTGGGTTAGATGTTCAGTTTCTTGAATAAAGAATTACCAAGTTCTTTTCTATAACCTTTAAATTCTTTTATTATATCTTCTATTATACCAAGGCGAGCTAAAGTATCCAGTTCATTATAACTTTCTTTAAATATTATTTTGGGCGCACTACGGTATTCCTTCTTATAGATTTCAATTAGAATTTTCACTGTTCTATTCTCCATTTTATCTATAATTTCTACGCCCCCTTCTAGATACTTTTCTAATTTTATATATTTCTTTTGGGTTATAACCTAGATGTTGAGTTACTGACGATCTATAATTAATTTCATTTTGAGCTTCTCTCTTGGTTGAGAAGGTATCAATTAAAATGGGACGTTCCCCGCTACTTAAAATTAATTGCCACATCAGTCTAACTTAATCTTCATCATAAGATTGATCCCATAGTTGAGTTACGAAGTTTTCTCTATCCTCCATAATTTCTTCAAGCTCTCTCTTGGATAGTCTCTTGGCTTCTTTTAATTCGTACCCCTCTTCTGTATATTGTTTGACTAGATCTCGAAAAATATTGTTGCGTTCCTTTTGCCATAAGTTCTTAGTCATTCGTCGTCCTTCAAGTCATCTAAGAATTTAATATGTTCCTCAAAATCTGTTGGATCATAGCCATTTTCCACCATAACATTCCAAAGATTTTTACTGACTGATATCTCCTGGTCTTCACTGCTGATTGTTATAGTTACGTCATAGCGATCATCCTCATCCTCCTCTTCAACAGGTTCAGGCTTTGGTTTCCTGTAATCGTCCAAGATATATACAATAACATTTTCTTTTTTATCTTCGGTCATCTATCTCTGCCCATGATAGACGTTCATTACTACGATCTTGTTTGACCTCAGATAACTCTTCTCTTAATTTAGTAATCATTATATTTTTATTTTCTATAATTTTTTTAAGTTGCGTAACTTGCTTACGCAGAACGTCCATCTCCTTCACAGTTCTGTTTATTAAATCATCCGACATTTAATTATCCTTGTCGTTAAAAACTTTAATTAAAGCCTCAACACGCTTTCTTAACATGTCTAACTCATCCTGAACTCTATCAATTTGTTTTATTACATGAGATGGAAACTCCTTTTTAAGTTCCCTTCGTATCCTATGTATCTCTTCAATCTCTTCAGGGGTAGTCATTATACACTCCTTTCATAGAAAGTCAACAAATTAGTGAAGACAACACACTTTTATTTGATGGGGGAAGGTGTCTTCCAAGCCCTCCAGACCGTATCTGTGAAGAAAATTAACAGCCTCTTCCTCTGTTTCAAAAGTTTGGAGTGACGTACCGTCTTCATTAATCATTGCATCTATTAATTCAAACCTCCCCCAATAATCATGTTGAACAATTATGTACATGGTACCTCCCGCCTTATAAAAGTAATCTAGGACTATGTTCAGATTCTATCAACTCATTATAGACACTCTTCACATAGTCTTTATCGACCGGACTCATGTGGTCAGCAACATATGATTGCACATCCTCCAGGCTGGACCATCCCTCTTCGATGGCATCCCAAACATGTTCTTCCATGTTCATTATCCAGCTCTTTGTCTTGCTCATGTCTTTATCCTTTAAAGAGTTAGGAAGGGTAAGATAACCCACCCCAAGTTTATTTAACAGGAACTGTTCCACTCTGGAGGTAGTTCCTGAAAATTTTATGGATGACCTGACGATATCCTTCTTGGTCACCAAATTGAGCGATAACCAACGAGCCAACGATATCACCAAGTTTCCCATAATCCTCAATTGTGAGATCAACGGGATCGCTCCACTTGAACTCTGCCCCGTTAATAGTAAGCTCTTCAGCCATCTTTAATCTCCTATGCTGCAAGCTGTTGCCAAGTATCCGAGGCTAACATCTTACGAACCTTATCTTCTCGGATAACCTTTGTGCTTGGTTTGTCCACATGAGTAGACCAGAATGTAGCTGCTTGATATGCAGTCCAGAGTGAGCCAACATCTCTCTTATTATAACCCTCGTAAGCACCACGCCCAATGAGATGTCGATTCTCTTCATCAAAGGTTTTCATTAGACTAGACAACATAACTTTATTTGCAACCTTCTCACGTTTAACATTATCCATTCGAGATGCAAGTGTTTTGGTAAACAGATTGATAGCTTGCTCTCTCTGTACCGGAGTATGATACCATGTTCTCATCTCAGCCATACCATCAGAAGCAATATACTCTGCTGCTCTCTTAATCTTTGCAGCAAAAGCTGGAACATTAAAGTTCTTTGTGTGTCGTCCATACACATAGGCCAGCTTGTCACCGCTCACCAGAGTATTATAACACATAGATCTCCAAAGTCCCATCATTCCGTTGTTTGCCCATGTCCTATTTTGACTGGTACGAAAACAAAACTCAGGCTCCACGTCATCTTCTCTCCCATCTAAATACTGCTTATGAGCAGGAAACCTAGCCCGAAGCTCAAGCTGTGCTCCTCCATTATATACATTAGTATCGAAGCGAGCATCGGTCATATCTATACCAGAGATAACTAAGGCTTCCTCGATCTGTTCAACGATGTCTGGATACTGAACAACTTCGTAAGCATCGGAGACAATACCCAATATCTCTCCATTGTCTTCTCGCTGTATTCCCACTCCTACCTTATTAGCCACCTCTTCATATGCAAAAGCCACATTAAATCCGGGAAGTTTAGATGCCGGATCGTTAACATAGAGTGGAACCTTCTGAACTTGGAAGTTGATAACGTCATGGTTAAACATCTTCGTTCTCCTGCTTGATTAATTTAACGTCACTCAATGGTACCTTTAAGGTAATACCTGTCTCCTTATCTGTTACCCAAAAAGACTTATGATTACTATTGTAACCGTCTATTGTACCTTCTCTGGTCAACACCTTGAAGGCAGCTATAGGTAGATCACTCAGACTGAGCATACCTCCTGGCCTGTCAAACTCATCGACAGGCATTTCTTTTGTGTACATTACTTCCACCATGTTACTCCTCTCTGCTGTGTTTAATGAAATCTTCATAGCCCTTCATCCAGGAAGTGATCTCTTCATCCAAGTCACCATCGAAATCTTCCAGGTGAGGGAGTGGCCAAGTATCTTCTCCATACTTGAGATAGTTTACCCTTTCTTTTAGTTTTCTATGCTGCATTTTCCCTTTCCTTTATGTCTATGACGCTACTTTCAGAGGGAAACGCTGGTTCATCCGAGTCTATAGCCAATCCTGGTCTGCCGAAAAGATTCACTGTAAAATCAGCAACGCCAGAAGAGGAATCACTTCTTACTAGGATCTTCACAACGGAATACCAATCGTCTCTGTCGCTTGTCTCCACTTTGATAGACTCGACTCCATGTATAGTAAGGTCACTCATATCATTCTCCAAGTTGAGATGGGTATAATACTACACTACTGGACTACAAATGTCAAACTTTTATGACTGTACTAGGGGTGGATACCAAGTTACGTGTTCAGATGTAGAACCGTTTCCATTGGTATGGCGGGGATTTTGTAGAAGACCCTGCTTGGCACCATACACTGGTAGCATACCCCTCACCTTGTCCTTCCTGATTTCAGCAATGAGCTGTCTTGCCACTACTCTTTGATGGTCTCGCATACGACCACCAAACATTTCCTTGAGCATCCTAGCTCGATGAGCTATTAGTTTGTCAGCGGCACCCCAATAGCCAAAGGGTACATGATCTTCCAATAACTTCTCCAGTTTCGCATCCGCATGTTGATTATACTTTCCCTTGCGAACGAGATTCTCGATGTGTATGTTGGGAAATCTAGGCATAGTATTCTCCAAGG